GCAGGCTAAGATAGCTTTAATGAAAGCGGATGAGGTTGCTACTGGTAGGACAGCAGCTATAACCGCACAAATGACAGCAGCCCAGGAAGCTCACACGGTGTCCTTGCAAAAACAGCTTACCGTTGAGGAACAGGCAAACCTAACTAAGCAGTTGAGAATAGCTACCATTGCGCAGCTTCTTACAGCTCAGCAGCAGGAATATCTTTCAAATTTGAATTTAACCACCTCCAGTGCAAATTATGAGGCGGTTGCAATGAGTGTACTTTCTGTAGAACAGAGAGAAGCCCTAAGTAAAACAGATCTTTCGGCTAAAAGTGTAATTTACCAGGCAGCCCTTGAAAAGGAAGTACTGGCAAAGAATCAAAGTACCGTTGCTACAATGGCAGCCATGCGTGAAAATGTGAAAGCAGCTGCTGTAAAGATGGAAACGGCAAAAATATCAGCCGTCTCATCAATGCAGGCCGTTGAATCTGCCAGGTACGAACTTTATTGGGCTAAACAGTCTGGGGATGTAACTCGGATAACCACAGCTGAGAAAAAGCTGGAGGGAGCTGTGGAAAATCAAGCTATTGCACGCAAAACAGCACTGGCAGCATCTACTGATTTTTACTCAAAAAAGAAGCTCCTGGAAACAACAGCAACCAGACAATCAACCGTTGCCAGCGTAGCCGATACAGCAGCAAAAGAAACACAGACAGTTGCAACATCATTGCTGAGTACCGTTACCACAAGGTTATCTCTGGGGCTTAAAGCTCTTTGGGCTTCAATGATGACAAACCCTATTGGATGGATTACAACCGCTTTAGGATTAGCAGTTAGTGCATTTATGATGTTTTCCAAAAAAGAAGATGAAGCTAAAACTGTTCAGGGGGATTTTCAAGATGCAACCAGCAAGGCAAGTGATGAACTGAGGAGTTTCATGGCAGTGCTACAGAATACAGAAAAAGGAAGTAATGCTCATAAACAAGCATTAGAGAAAGTAAATGCCATTTGCCAGGAGTATAACAAAACGCTGCTCACCGAAAACTCGACACTTACGGAACAGCAGACAAAATATCAGGAACTTACAACAGCAATTCAGACAGCTACTGCTGAAAAGATCAAAGCAAAATATGTTGAGCAGGCTATGGTTGAACTGGCTGAAAAGCAAGCTAAAGCTACAGAGGATCTGAAAAAGACTGCCAGCAGAGCGATGTATGATACTGGTACCACAACCTATATGCCTACTGGTACGGGTGGAGCAATTGAACAGCCATTATTTGAACAGTCTAAAAACATCCGTCAAGCTTCAAAAGCTGTCTGGGATGCTGTAGAATCTATGGCTATTGAGGCTGGAGATAAGCTGAAAACCCTTACAGGATCCGCTTACACTCAGGCATTCAATCAATCTCTTAACCAGATTGTAAAAGCCGTACAGCAATCAACTGGAGCTACTGATAAGGAAATGGAATCATTCAGGGTTACGCTATCCGCACACCTTGCAAGTATTGCCAGTTCCTCTAAAGATGCGTCCTCTGTTGTGGATAAAGTAAACCAGCAGTTAAGGCAGTTCTATTCAGCACAACCCAATACGGCTGTAGCTGATAATGTGGAATTTACAAAGATGAGTTTTGAGGAACTTGAAAAGAAAGCTCAAGAAACACAGGGTGAAATTGATAAGATCAATGACAAAACAGTAAAGGTAAACACCGATAATACGAAGCTTACCCAGTTGCTTGGATTACTTAACCAGGTTAATTCTGCCATTGATAAAAAAACAGATAATCTGAACACAGAAGCTGGAATTAATGCCAGGATTAAGGAGTTGAAAGATGAGCGAGAAAATGTAGAGATTAATGGCTCAAAATACAAGGAGCTTACAAGTATAATAGATAAACTGGAGGCAAAGATCCCTAAAAAAACATCTAAAAATAGCGAAAACTCAGCTGCTAATAAAGCACAACAGTTGGCTGAAAAGCAGATTCAGGCTGAACTGAAAGCGGAACAGTCCAGGATTGAGATTATGGAGGAGGGATATGCTAAGAGAAAAGCGCTCCTCGAACTCCAGCATAAACAAAACATCGCTCAGATCAATAAGGAGGAGAAAGAACTGGAAAAAGCCAGGAAGGAAGCTGGTAAAGGTAGACTATCCACTAAAGAAAAAGGCGAATTTGATGCCCGTAGGAACAATGAGGATACAAGCTATAGTAAAGCTCAGAATAAGCTATTTGATGGCGAAATTGAGTATAAGAAAAGCCAGTATGAGCTTTATTTCCGCTGGGTAAAGAATATGGGTGAGGATGTAGCTAATACTCATTTCAAGAATCTGCTCAAAGGTGGTGGATCCTATAAGGATTATGTTGAGAAAGAGATTCAGAAACTGAATGATAAAAAGGCTAACGGAGGTTTGACTGAGGGAGAAACGAACAACCTAATCAACCTGAATATTCAGTATGATGAGATCACTGGAGCCAAAACTGCTATGGATACTTTCAAAGAAAGTGTTTCCCAGGCAATCAGCAGAGCCAGCACACTTGCTGAAAAAATCCAGGCTATTGCCGATGCTAAAGATAAGCTCAAAAATGGTAATTCGGGATTGGTTGGTGAGGATGATAAAGCAGCTGCTTCTGTTTATCTGAATCAACAGGATGAGGCAAATCAGAAAGAGCTAAATGATAGAATACTCAAAGAGTACCGTACTTATGAGGAGCAGAAAAAGTCTATTCAGGATGAATATTCTATGCTCAGATCTCAGGCTCAGAAAATGGGTGATGAGGAGCGTATGAAACAGATCAGTAAAGCAGAGGCTCAGGAATTATCCGCTCTAAATGGTACGTTCCTCAAACAGTCTGATAGCTGGCAAAAGCTTTTCCAGGATATGGATTCACTAACAGCTGGGGAGATCTCTAAGCTGGTTGATGATATTCAAAACAAGCTCAGCAAATCTGATCTGAAACTGAATCCAGTAGATTACAAGGCTGTAATTGATAGCTTGAATGAGGCAAAGGATAAGATCATAGAAAAGAACCCATTCAAGGCTCTTGGAAAGTTCTTTGATGATTATGTGGAGGCTAAAAAGAAGCTGGCAAAAGCCAAAACGGATGCTCTTTCAGGCAAAGGATCACAAAAAGATGTTGATGAGGCACAGAAAGAGGTAAAAACAGCAGCTAAGGGAGTAACAAAATCAATCCAGGAGGTTACAGGCATAGCTACTGAGTGTGGCAATTCGCTGGCTTCTATGTTTGATGCCCTGGGGAATGAGGATCTGGCTTCTGGTCTGGGTACTGCAATGGATCTCATGGGAGAATTAGGTAATGCAGCTGCCAGTGTCGGCAAAATAATGTCTGGGGATATTATTGGCGGTGTTACTGGATTGGTTAGTTCCATTACTTCTGTTATCAGCATTTTTGCAAAAGTACATGATGCTAAATATGAAAAGAAGATCCAGAACCTCCAGAAAGAAATTGATGCGCTGGAACAATCCTACAGCCGTCTGGAGAGAGCTTATAATAATACTTACTGGGTATTCAATGATGCGCAAAAGAGTGCTTACCAGCAAAATGTAGCTCTCATAAACGACCAGATCGCTGCACTGAAAGAACAGGCACGTGTGGCAGCTCGGAGCTGGAATTTTGTCAGATATGCTCAGCTCACCAAACAGATCCAGGAACTCCAGGCTGCTCTTTCAAAAGCTAAAGAGGGAGATGATATGTTCGGATTATACGAACAGCAAAAGGAAAATCTTAGAAAGCAGCAGGAGGATATTAAACAGCAAATACAGGCAGAGGAAGCTAAAAAGAAAACAGACAAGGGTAAAATCAGCGACTGGGAGGAAAAAATAGAAACCATTAACCAGCAAATTGAGGATCTGGATCAGGCAATGATGGAAACTTTGGCTGGTACCGATGTTAAAAGTGCCATTGATGAGTTTGCTGATGCTCTTGTGGATGCTTACGTGAAAGGTGAAAATGCTGCTGATGCACTGGGCGAAAAAACTAAGGAGGTACTGAAAAAAGCTGTTGTTGAGGCTTTGAAACGCCAATTTCTGGCTAAGGCTATCAATGATGCTGTGGTATACTTAGGTTCGGCTATGAAAGATAATGAGCTTACTGATGATGAGAGAGCAAAATTTGAAGCTATGGTAAATGCTGGTGGAGATATGTTCAATAAAGCTTTATCTGGTATCGGTGATTGGATCAAGGATACAGATACAGCTACTACTGAAGATCCGACTACTGGAGCTGTAAAATCTCTAAGTGAAGAAACTGGAGGAATTGTAGCGGGCAAACTGGGAGCCGTGGTGATAAACCAGGCTGATGGTATTTCGGTACTCAGACAGTCTCTTATTTACCATCAACAAACAGCTGCTAATACTGGAGCCAGTGCTGCTGAATTAAAAGAGATTAGAGCGACTTTAAATAGGATCGAAAACAAAGATAGCTCACTATTATCAAAAGGAATTGGAGGATAAGATGGAATTAATACAACAACTTAAAAAAGACGGTATTTCAAAGGGCTTGTGCCGTATGTGGCAATGGAAATTAAAATCAGAACTGAACATGGATAACCTTGTACAGCTGTATGTAAAAGGCATAGATTTTTGTATCAGTGAAGATTTTCCAACCCTTGAATTTATGAGAGAGAACTTTAAGGGCAAATGTGAGGAGTTTGGGATTTTTATTGATGATGAGGTTTCGGATTTAGTAGATAGTCCTGATGTGGTGCTAAACGGGCACTGTAAAGCGATGCTCAGGTATTCTGGTTACACTGTAGCCAGAGTATTTGCAAGGCACAACAGTGAGGCAGCTGTCAATGTCGAAAATAATGCCATAGTTACTATAGATGCTTTTGATGATACAAACCTGGTTATTGCAACGGCTGGAAGCGATACTCAGGTATTTGTCAATCTCTATGGTAACGCCCAGGCTCATTGTATCGGGCATGGCATTGTTTTGAAAAAACATAATAAACGTTCATATTAAATTCAACATTATGACTACAGATAAAGATTTAATACTGTACTTACCATTCGATGATCCAGAGGGCTATGGTAAAGCGTATGACTATTCAAAAAGTCGTGTAGATGGTATCCTCTCTGGAGGTGCTTTTTTAACAAAGGATGCTAAGGTAGGAAAAGCCTTGGATCTTAATGGTACGGGATTCTGTGATGTGGCAAAGGATATTCCTTTTGAATCAAATTTCACATTGTGTTTTTTCTTCAAGCCAGTTGTAGATCAGATTGGATGGTTACTGAATTTTAGTGGTATAAACAATTACCTGGATAAATGGGTGAGCGTAATCCCTGGGTAATGGATCTTTTTTGCATTCGTAAAAAGCGGATCCACATTCACGGCTTACAAGG